CTCGCCGTATTCCAGCCAGTCACCTATCGCAAAGTTGTTCCAGTCTCTTAGCTGCGCCAGATTTAGCCCAACGGATCGCCAATCGTCGTAGGTAAGCCGGGAGTCAAGCTCCAGCGAGGTGCGGGTAAACTTGCCGGGGATGGTAATAGATAGATCAGTCATGTTTTTATTCCGGCTTTTTGTTGAGGATAAGTTGCGCACCCCGATAAATTCATTGTGCCCTACTGCACCCGCCTAGATTCTTGTCACACATCACGAACGGCTCATCGTTCAACGTCGCCCGTACCAGTGTCCCCAGTTTATTGCAGTGCCTACAGCGCTTGACGTGTAGGGTGTCTATCGGCCCCTCGGGCTTGTTGCCGAAAATGTCAGCTATCTTGTCCATTGCCGGACCTTTCTATAAAACTACTGACCTGCCCAGATAGCGGATGGTGCGTCTTCCACCCCTTGTCGGTCCTGACCCTGGGCACCTTGATGTTAGGGACGATGTCGCCGTGACGCCTGACCCCGGCCTTCATTCCCCAGTTATGACAGACAAGGCAGATAAGACTCTCCGACCTCTGACAGCACAATGAGCAGCCAAGGCGCGTCTCGCACCGGTAACAGAGGACGTCAGGTATCCTCCCCTTGTCGTGCTCCTCCCGCCAGCAGCCCCAGGATGCTCCCCCGGTGCAGCTTTGCCCACTCTCCCTCCTCTCGTTTGTTCCTCTCGTGCTCCTTCTCATGATCGCTGGCATTTAGGTCTCCTTCCGTCTTGTCGAGTATCTTGTCCAGGTAGGGCCACCAGTTGCCGTCTATCCTGGCGGCGTAGGGTAGGAAGCGCTCAAGGGTAGCTATGAGCACCCTGACGCTGTAGTTGCGCTCTGCCGCCTTTATCCACCTTATGAGCGGGGCGAACTTCCTAGTGTCTATCCGGTATATCTGGTCGGCTATGGCTTTGAGCTTGGGGTCGAGCGTCTTTGGTGGAGCTTCGTTAGAAGCGTTGGGACGTTCTGACGGCCCATTTTCTTTTTTTCTTTGTAGTGCTTTCTTTTGATATTCAACTGAGTTGAATGAGGACGACGTTTCTCGTTCAACTGAGTTGAATGAGTCTCGTTCAACTGAGTTTAATGATACTGAATTGGGGGTCCAGTCCAAATTGATACGGTAGTAGTTCGCCTTATGCTCTTGCCAGTCTCCACGGTCGATAATGATAAGTTGCCGTTTCTCCAATACCTTGAGGCAATTCATTACGCCCTGACCGCTCAGCGCCGTCATCTTCATTATCTGATTGACGCTGATATGGTCGCCCGTCTTTTGCCACCCAAACGTCAGCCGGGAGATCGCCATCAGCACCTTGAACTCCGCCGGTGATATCTCGGGCATGACGATATCCAGGTAGACATTAGGAATCTGGGTATGTTCCGGTATTAAATTCATCTTCACCTCTTAATCCTATTCCGAGACATCACACCGGAAGCCGCCCGTGTGATGTAGCCACACGTCGGTCGCCCGAACTCAAACTGGCGTCTGAGCGACGGCCCCGGGTCTAATGTCTCAACGGAATTTTGCATGGGCTACATCCATACAATTCGGAATATATTTCACTACTTACAAAAAAGTCAACTGTTATTTTTTAGTCACAGGATCGTCAGCATAGCCCGGCTAAATATCCATGCCCCTGTTACCGCGAACAAGAGCGAGAACGGCCAAGTCCACCGGTACGGAGAGCCTAGCGCCATGTAGACGCCTATGAACGCCAACAAAAAGCCCATGACCAAACGCCAGAGTAAAAATAGGTCCATGTCAGTCCGCTCCTTCCAGGAAGTCGGCTGCATCTCTGAGGTCGCCGTTCAACTGATACTCGATATTTGCGGCATCGGGGTAGCCCTCGCGTTCCATGACGGGACCGATCGCCCAAACGTAATCCGCCATTTGCCGATACCAATACCCCGCATCCTGTAAGTTCGTCACTAACTGATCACGGTTCTGACCATCACAACTCGTGCGATTGCCCTGCTCCCCAGCCGCTTCCGCATAGCCATCAGCGTAGCTGCCGAAGGTGAGGCTCACGTTGTAGTAGTACGCTATTTCTCTGTCGTCGGACCAGTAGCAGCCCAACTCACAGGCATCGTGAATATAGCCTTGCCAGAGACCACCATCCCCGATGCAACGGGCATCGTATATTCCTTGGAAGTGTCTCGCCTGACGGTAGAAGAATATCGCCTGACCTGCCGGTATTAGACTCAACGGCCACGGAATGATTGCGGCAGTTGCCGAGAGAACGTCGGCGGCATTATTGAGGTCATTCGCCTTCTGAAGCGCCCTGTCTTTGATGTACTGCTTGATGGCTACAGACGGCTGTGTCCCCTGGTCGGGGTTATCCACAGCGGCCACCTCGAGGTGGGCGGCGAACTGGTCGCTTCCGTACCAGTCGATCCACATGATGGTGTCGTCACCGGTCGCGGTAAACTCGAAGTTGCAATTCTGGAGACACATGCCGCGCCACATATAGGCTCCGTCGGACCAGTGCATCCCGTCGTCCCCGCTGGTCCTGATGACGATCTGGACGGGCGATAGGCCCCACCAGTCCCAGACGAAGCGCCCTGTGATTTTGGCCCCCCTGCGGTTGGAAGCTTGCCACGGCCCGATGTTGCCGCTCCGATAACTACCTCCTACTTGCCCTGGTGTGATGATCGGAACGTCAGACCAACTCGGTGACGGCGCCCAGACCCCGGCAGGGAAGTCGTTCCCTTGCGCCTGACTGATGGCCGGCAGCAAAAGCACCATCGCCGTAGAGATAGCCACGGCGACTAATAACTCGACAGCCAATAGATAAAACTTCATAGTGGCCCCCTTTTGACATTGAGGGCCACCTTGGTACGCTCAAAACTGGGGTTGCCAGAACGTGCCAAGATGGCCGTGTTGGTAATTCGGGCTAGGGGAGTAGAGGCCCCTAGCCCTTCACATTATCGGACCGAACTTCTTCGTTACGCATCACCTCCTTGAGGACGTGAATTCCTCGGTAAGCTCGATAGCACCGTCACAGATAAGCCTCTTGCCGGTCTCATCGGGCTTGGACATCGCCCACTGCTTTTTTATCTCGTCCTGTGTCCAGTAGTCGGGGTTCACCTGTAGGCAGACCACCGGCATCTTGCCCTTGACCACCAGCTTGATGAGCCCCATCAGGTCGACCACCTTGTAGGACTTCCTACTTATCGGGGCGCTGAACCCGTCCACACTGGGCTTCTCCGGTTGGAACACCACCCCGCTGTCCGGTATCGCCTCATCGAGGATCCGCTGCTTCTCTTGGGCCTCGAGTTCCGCCTTGCGCCTCTCGTTTATCTGGAACAGCGCCACCGCCTGTCGTATCTGCTGCCCATAAGTCTTGAGTGGCTTAAGGAACCGGTCCCGCTTGGCCACTATCGACTTCCACAGGTCGTAGGCCTTCTTGCAGTCATCCCCCCATAGCTCCTCGATCAGCTTCTCACAGGCCGGTATCCGGGTGTTGACGATGTCGGACGCCAGCTCCGCCTCTGCCTTGCTCCTGACCATGATCGCCCCGGTCGTCGGCTCCCGAAGCATGATGATGATATTGGACTCCACCACGCTGAACTTACTGATGGCGTGCTTTTCCTTTATATCCACGTTTACTGCTGCCTTCGGCATAAACTATTGTCTCCCTTCAAAAGTGGCTTAAATGGCAAAATTGGACGTTTTAGGGGGTATTTGAACGGGTGTCCACAAAGGTCTGGAAGTCTTTCCCCTTGCCTTTACCCTTCTGCTCGACCACCGGGGTAGCTATGAACTGATGGCTCGGGCAATTGGGGAAGCCGAACTGGTCGACGGGACAGGGATCCTGGCGGTATCGCCCCACTATCCGCCCACTGTCGTCGATGGAGTCCACCGAGGTGATGGCCTTGCCGGTCGGCGGCTCGATCAGGTAGAAGCTCCCGTCATCCCACAAGAACCCCCCCCTGCTGGAGTTGCCGACTATGGTTCCCAAAGCGTTGATGTCCTGCACGTCGGTCCATAGCCCGAAGTCCAGCCACGTCACCTGCCCGTTGTCATACAGGAACGGTCTCAGGGTGCCTGTCTCGTTGGTCACGGTGTCGAACGTGAAGAACACCCCGATAGCCCGACCTGCGTCGTCTATGCCTAGCAACTGAGTGACTGGCGGTCTGCCGTCTGTACTCGGCAAGTCCACTGTGACGAGCTTACCCTTGTCGTAGATCAGGCCGTGAATACGGTACAGGCCCGACCGGCCGTCCAGGGGGTTGTAGTACAGACCCGCGGCCTGTCCCTTGGTATTGATCCCCCACAGGTAGGTGTGGTCGGCCCCCGGCTGCTGGATGATGGTCATCGCCCCGTTTCGCTCCCTGATGAACGCCACCTCGTTACGTATGTCGAAGTTGCCCTTGGGACACGTCCCGATGATCTGCCCCTTGTCGTTTATCTTGGCCGGGGAAGTCCCCTCAAGGAACGCCGGGGTGATAAGCCCGCAGGTAAACTCGATGGACTGTCCCTGCATGTTGACGTAGACGCCGTGGATGACGGACTGGTCGGTGCGGGTCGTCTCAGCCTTCTCGTCGTGGCTGTTGATACTGACGAGGTAGGGGTCGGTTATCTCCTGGTAGGTGAACTTGGCGGTCTTGTCTGCCGCCATCGCCGGTGTGGTCAGCACCAGCAGTAACAGAATTGCTGCCTTCATTGGTCATTCTCCCTTTCTGTGTTTTTGCCGCCTATATTCGGATACCTTGCGCGAGCTTCCACCTAGACACTGTGACCGCCGCGCAGAACACCTTGATGTCGTTTCGGTATCCCTCGTGGTTGAACTGCTTGGGCAGGTAGGTCCCGTCCGCCCTGAGCTCCACGCCCCACCTGTTAGGTGAGGACGCCATTGCCTTTACCGCCTTCTTTCTGTTGAGATGTATCCACACCGCCCGCTCCTCGAACGCCGTCTGTATCTCGGTGAACGGCGCGACTTGCCCCGTCTTGATCTGCACCGTAATCTCTCCGAACTTACACGGCCCCCAGGCATCTAGCCGGGTGCAGACATCTAGGGTAGGGTCGTGGACGGTAAACTCCCTTAGTAATGGCCGGAACTTAAACTCCATCTTGAACGCCATCCACCCCTTGACATACCCCATGACGTGACCGTAGTCCTCCTCGATCTTGGCAATAGGCGACCGGCGGTCTAGGGCGAGGGTGGCGTGCTCAACGTCCTTGCCGATCTTTAGTGCCGCCTCCCGATGCCACGGCTCTATTAGGTCGTACCGGGGGCAGAGACCGGCTAAGTCCAACACCTGGGTATTGCTGATGACTCGGCGGTCCCCGTCCCAGTAGGAGTGGTCCTCGTCTCGGTAGGTGATCATTTGCCGTTGTGTTCCTTGATTCTCTCCCGCATCGTGCCCAAGGCTGCGCCGGCCATCTTTTCGGATATCTGGTCGATCTCGTCAAAGCCCTTGGACGGATAGACCCATCGAGTTTTATTGCCGCCACATTGCTCACAGAGACCCTTCGGTCCCTTCCCCTTGCCGGTCCCGTTACAGGCCTTGCAGGGGTCGGTCTTGTGGTAGTACCCGTCCCAGGAGGTCAGCTGCTTGAGGATGTACTTGTAGGCTGCCTCGTCGTCCGGTGCGCCGTGGTCGGGGTTTTTCTTGACATATGCCTTGATCTCGTTGTCCAAGTCTATGTGCGCTTTGACGATAGGGTAGGTACGCGGTCCCTCTGGGCCACGTGGTGGTTGTTGTGGCGGTTTGGTCTTGTCGAAGCCCTGCTGCGGTGGTCGCGGCTGTTCCGGTGGCTTACCAGGAGTACCGACAGACTGAGCATCGTCGTCCTTGGCGGCAGCAACTCCGACAGCAGCCTTGAGGGTATATCGTTGCAGGTAGGACGTGATGGACCCGATTCCTTGTGCGGGATTTTTATTGCCGCTAAGGTCCGGTGGCCCCTCCAGAGAGCATTCCTCGCTATGCCCGTCCTGGTGGGCGATGATACAGGTGACAAGGACGTTGCCGTTGTCCTTGCACGCAGTACGCCACCTGAACGACAGCCCATGATTGGACATCACCGGGGACAGAGCCTCGGTCAGGTCCGACAGGTCCTCGTACTTATAGGATGCGCGCCCCTGACCGTATGCCACCGGCTGGTCCTTGACGATCTTCGGCAAGTCGGGCCTCAAGTCCGCCATCGCCCTGTCGTAGGCCTTCCTTGCCATTGTCTTTTCATACCTTTCGGCCAGTCCCATCAGCCGTTCCAATACCTCCACTGACGTTCCCGACTTGACCGCCTGATCCAGTAGCATCAAGGGATTGGTCTGCCCCTCCGATGCCTGGACAGGTAGGGTCTGTTGCTCCTGTCTTTTTGCCTTTGCCATTTGTCATTCTCCCTTCTGTTTTTCTAATTCTGGAACTATTGATTCATCCGGCTTCTCATCCGGTCGATTGTGCTTGTTGGCGCTCATCACTATCTTGATGGCCTTGTCCATCGGATATCGGCCCGCCTTGTTGCGGTCCTTGGTGTACCCCATAGAGTCAGGCGCCCACCATGCGTTGTGCTCGTTGGACCAGATTAGCCAGTTCATGCCGCCCTTATCTTGCCCCGTAGGGCCTTCTCGATCACCTTGACGATGTCCTCGAACTTTCCGTAGACGGTGAAGTTTAGGCTGTTCTGCTCGCCCTTGACGGGCTTGCGCTTTACCTGGACATACACCGACTCCGGCTTGCCTATCGTGTTCTTTGCCATAGACCACCTCCCCTCTATGAATATGTTTATAAAAAAAGTTATAAAAAGTAAACGACTATTTTACCCGCTTGTTACTGTCACAAGTGGCCCGTCGTATCAGTTCCCTCCGCTGACTCAGCCACGTCTCGGCCGGAAACTCCCACTTGGACCCCCCGGCATCTACCAGGGAGTCTCCGCCGTTCACCCTTGCCTGTTCCCATATAGACTGGATGGCCGTGGGCGGCTCGATAGATATTTTGGCGTTGTCGATCCGACGCTGTCGAAGCCGGACCAACAAGTAAACGAGTCGCTTCATTGTTTCTCCTCCATGGCGAGATCGATGCGTCCCGCAGCCAACGGCATCGTGCGAATATCGACGCGACGGCCTCGGGCGATAACTTTCCCAGGCAATAATTTTCGATGACGAACTCTTTGAATGCCGACGCTAATCGTTCGTCGGCTATGGCAGGCTTTGACTTTGTGGTTACGGTTATCCTAATTTGAACGCGACGTTTTCCCATGAACGTCAATCTCCACGGTCTTGGCTTGCCGCTCCACGGCTTGCCGTGTCGGTATTAGGCGCTTACTCGATCCGCTGCCTGTGAACCGAGTAAGCGCCTTGCTTTACTGATTTGTCGCCGGTACTGGGATCTCCCGCTCGCCGGTAAGAATTCGCAACGCCCGCTCTCTCACCGCCACTCTCAAAAATTCCGACCGTGATTCGCCAATGCTCAAAGATGCAGCGATCATGAGATCGAGATCCTTCTTGCTCATGATGTAATTCGACCGCACGCGCTTTTGCTTTGTCAGGATTCGCGGCCTGCCTCTCGGTATTTTTTCAAACATCTTTTTTCTCCCTTCTCGATGGCATTTTTGTTTGTCAACTTATGGCACACGGGTGTAGCGTGGTCATCGTTCGTCATAATGTTTTCCAAACAATGAAGACCGAAATGAAAAACGTATCTGCGGAGATGATGTCTCGCTAGAACGGTTGCCTTCTGGCTGTCATAGCACAGCCGATTTACAATTTTTTTGATCGCAGGTAACTTCATCGGTTTTCTCCTCCTTTTTCGGGTCTGGTTTTTTGTCCAGCCACTTTTTGCTGTCGATAAAATACAACTCCTCTTTAGCTCTGGTCACCGCCACATACGCGCAGTTGGCCTCCTGTTGTTTCTGCCACTCCTGTCGGGCGTACTTTGACGGCATCAGGTGACGGTTGAGAATAAATACCTTGTTCCACTCCTGCCCTTTACTTTTGTGGATGGTGCATAGGGTCAACAGTCCCTTGTTGTTGTCGGTAAACATCGCCTCGATATTGGCGATAAGCCGTTCAATGGTCCGGTCGTCCTCGGGAAGTTGCTGGACGAAGATGTCGATGGTCTCCAGCTTGTCCATCAGCGCTCCGGCTTGGTCCTCCTTGCCTTTGGCCATGAGCTTGGCCTTCTCCCTCTCTGCATACTCGGCAAGTTTGTCTTCGAGCTGGTCTACGGTCTTGATCCTTTTACCCATGACCTTGTTGATCATGGCGACCAGGCCGGCCCCGATCTCCCGGCCCAACATCCGACACCCCTTCCCGGTACGTATGAAGCGGTAGGCCTGCTCGATCAGCGGGGCGGTGTTGCGACAGATAACGGCGTCGTCGTTGGTGAACAGGTCGGGCCAGTAGCTGTCCATCGTCTCCACCTTGCCGTCCGGTGCGGTGTCGTGGGACTCAATCTCGGTGACGTAGGTCTTGGCCTCTGTCACTACCGACTTGGGACAGCGGTACGAGACGGACAGGGGTAGTTCCTTAGCGGCGAATTCCTCTTTGATGTTCTGGATGGCCTCGGTATCGGCACCACGGAAACCATAAATTGCCTGATGAGGATCGCCGACAGCTATCAGGCGTCCCCCGGGCTTCAACGCCATCTTCAGCATGGCCCTTTGTATGGGGTTAACGTCCTGGGCCTCGTCGACGAAGATGACGTCGTGTTGGTCAAACTTGGCTTGCCAGATGACCGGCAGGTAGAGTTGATCGTCGAAGTCTACGTACAGGTCCTCCTGGGCTGCCCGTATCGAGCGGATCAGTATCCGACGCGCCCAGTCGATAGCGGCCTCCGGCTTGCCATCCCTCTCGAACTCCACGTCGTACTTCTCGATCAGGTCCGCCCAATTTTGCTCCGTGTCCATCACAAGGCCGGTCCCCGGTACGCCCATAGGAACGATGCCATGGGCCTTTGCCAAACCGACCAACTTACGGACTCCGGCGGCGTAGGTAGAGAACTCCTTGCGCCACTCGATCTCGTCGGGTATCTGCTCCCCGAACACCCGCTTGATGACCTTCATGGTCTTGTCGGACTCCACCTGTAACGGCCACTTGCTACCGAGGAACCGGCGCAACACCCCGTATCCCAGACTATTCATGGTACAGGCGTTGGCGACCCGTCCCTTGAGGGCGGTCACGATGTCCTTGTTGAAGGCGACGAAGATACAGCGCTGTGTCGGTGGGATGAGCTTATAGGCCTCGACTATCGTGGTCGTCTTGCCTGCTCCCGCGACTGCCTTGATGATAAGGCAACCGTCTCCGGTCCTGATCTCGTCGTATATTGCTTGCTGGTATTTTGAGGGTGTCATCGGCTACCTCCCACAGTCCGCGCAGCGTTCACGGTCACCCTCGTAAACGGTTTTGATACTGCCGCAACTGGGACATTTCGACTGCGCCTGTTCTGCCTTTGTCCGTAGTTGGTGCAATCTGAATTTAATAGCCTGCTCGATATGGAAGCATTCTGCCTTAGTTTTCCTGTGATGCTCGCACTCACAGGTCTTGGCGGCGATATCCACCATGTACCAGCACGTCCGGTCGGTACGGCTTTGCACCATTAATTTGTGCCTGATGTAGGTCTGTAGGAACTCCACCGCCCTCGGCGACAGCTTGACGTCGTCGGTCTTTTTGTGGTTAGTATTCACTTGCATTTCTCCTTTCTGTAGCGAAGCCCCGGTCCTGGTCAGCTGGGGTTTTCGCTTTTTTGGCCCGCCTTAAATAGTCCCAACTTCTCTGCCGCCTCATGCTCGATGAACATAAACCGTTGCTTGATAGCCCAGTCAGCCATTTCCTTGCCGTTGATCATCCGGCGTATTGCCTCATCCTTGACAACGAACCAACCGCCGGTCCGGTAGGGATTGGGCATCCAGTTCTTACTGCCGTCCGGCTTCTGCCAATCCTTGCCTGACTTAGCATCGTCTATGGTGATCAGGATCACCCCCTGCCGCATCAGCTCCTTGCACTTATTACAGGGATCCATGTCCATCACCTTGCCGTGGGCTGGCGACAAGTCCTGTACTGGCTCACCCTTGTGGTTATAGCCGGTAGCCAATAGAATCCTGTCGTTAGCGTAACAGTAAAAGCACCTTGTCAGTGCAACGTGAGACTTTTCGCGGAATTGATTTCTAGTTGCCATTTTCATCTCCCTTACTTGTTAAAGGTCAATCTGCGATACGGCCAAAATCCAGTCGTCTCCTTCGTCGATAAAGAACCGAGTTTCCTCCGACAACTCGTCTTTGCCACGTTCCTTGATTCATCGTTCCTCCTCCTTTCCCTCTACTTATTTATTGATCTCATCGGTTTTCTCCCTTTCTCAAAAAAAAGGCGCCACCCCGAAGGATGGCGTCAGTTTGTTTAGCTCGCCTTTTTGACGTTGGCGAAGAAGTATGACGCGGCTCTGTGACCGACTTCCTTTTTGTGCGCCTTTAAGATGGCAATCATCGCCTCGCGCAGACTCGGCACCGGTTCCTTACCGTCGACTGTCCAACCGTCTTTGGTCTTTTTAACTTCGTGGTCCTTGCCCTCGAAGCTGCGGGTAAATTCGTCAGGAACGGAGAACGTCTCTTTCTTGACTACCTGTTTGGCTGCTGCCGGTTTCTCAGCGGCGACTCGCTTACCGGACTTCGGTGCTGCCTTCTTGATGGCTTTCTTTTTGGTCGATGTTTTCATGGTGGTCTCCTTTTCTTCTTTCTTTGCCTCTACGGTCGGCTTACCGGCCTTGGCCTTCTTGCCCCTGGCTTGGTTCTCGCGCATCTCTTTTACTGCTTCCGCAGTTCCTTCGCTCATCGGATTCTCCTTTTTGCCTTTGCCCTCGGCATTGGGAGCGCGGTTGTACTCACGGACAGCCCGCGCCAGTTTGAGTCTTTCTCGCAATTCTTTTTTTTGTTCATCTGTGACCGGCTGACGTTCCTTCGGAGCGTCCCAGTATTTCGCCATCTGGTGTTTGGTCTCTCCGTTGATTCGTTTGCTGCAATAAACGATATCGTCAAACGAGACGCCCAACCGCTCAGATATCGCGACCAGACTTGGGCCGATATGCTCAGTGACCTCTGCAAACTTTCCTTCGGCGTTTCTGATTTTAATCGAATAAACGTGCTGCGGTAGCGGGGGAGATAACGGGGCGAGACGTGTCTGGACCTTCTCAATCTCGGCGCGAGACCATTCTTTAACTTTGCCAGACCGTTTACTGCGTAGCTTTTTCAATTCTGCAAGTGATTGTTTGGTTGTCATCGGTTCCTCCTCTTTCTGATAAAAAAATTTATCAAAAGAGCGGACCGGAAGTCAACTCAAATGCGGAATATTCCTCAATATTTCGGCTCTTGGAAAGCCGTTATGGAATGAAGGTTTAGAGGGTTTGGAGCGCAGGGGTCGGAATTGAACCGCCCTTTTCCGGCTGGTCGCCGGACGTGTCGACAGTCTCACTTCCTGCGCGTTTCGGGTAGGGTTTGCGTAGTTTTTCGATACGGGACCGAGTCTCGTCATCAAGTGCTAACAGATAACGATGTTTACCGGGGAGAATGATTTTGGTTCCCGAGTTCCATGTTCGAACTTTTTTCATCGAACCAAACTGACGATTTACTCCTGCGTCAGATACCACTCTGGAATGATGAATTTTCCCGCGTGAATCTTTAAGGCCGCGCCCCGGTGGGGTCGTTCCCGTATAGACCCAATTCATGGCCTGATAAATACCGCCGTGGTGATTCTGTGCGGGGTCAGCGTAGCTGATTAAGCATTTTAGTTTCGGAGATTGTTTTTTAAGCATGCGGATTGCCACCGAAACAATTCTCGATACTGGCGTGTTGTGCCTATCGAGGGCGACTCGCTCTAATTCTGCCATCTCGAAACGGCTGAGTCCGTATTTCTCGCCGTTCGTTGCGTTTCCACCGCCGATACCAAAAATGACGACTCCGATAAATCGAGCGTTCTCCCAGACACCGATATAAACCGATTTCGGATTTGGCAGTGCCTTTGAATAATGCCAACGCATCACCGCCATCTCTGCGGATGAACGCGAGCACCAATCCAATTTAAGCGACGGCTTGCTGTTCCCTTTTGGGATAGGGTTTTCTGAGTGCTTCAATTCTCGGCCTGATCGTTTCATCTAGTGGCAATAAATAACGATGCTTTCCTGGCATCAAGACTTTGGTTCCATCTTTCCACTGTGGAGCTTTTTTAAATTTTCCGAAGTGACTTGTATACTGACTTCGTTTAGCGATTAGTCGATTATGGAGCAACTTGCCATCTGGTGTTTTTAATCAAAATTTATCAGAGCTCCTACCGGTATATATCCAGTTCATTGCTTGATAGATGCCGCCGTGATGATTCTGCAAGGGGTCAGCGAAGCTTACCAACAGTTTAATTCCTGGCGACTGCTTGCGCAGCATCTTAACGGCGATACTAACAATTCGACTGACTGGTGTTTGATGGCGATACAGGGCGACTCTGACTAATTCGGCCATCTGGAATAATTGCAGACCATGGGCTTTACCGAGCGTGCTTTTACCACTACCAAGACCGAACAAAATAGAACCGATAAAATCTCTATTCTCCCAAACCCCTATAGATACCAATTTTCCTTTAGGCATTGTCCTCGAGTAATGCCACCGCATGACAGATTTTTCTGCTGCGTGATATGAGCACCAGTCTAGTCTCAATGTCGGTTTATTCTGGGATAAACTCATGGCCACACTCAGGGCACTTTATTGGACTCCTCTGGTCAAGCCTCGATTGTTCCTCTGCCGATACTGGCTGGACGTTGTTGTTAAAATAAAAGTCATCGAATTTGCCAAGGTCGAACTGTGGTAGGTCGATAATATCTTTTACCTGACTAAAGTCGATTTGTGATGCCGCGAGAAATTCGTAAACCGAGTCCATTGAATACTTGCCATACTGTGACGACAGCAATAGGATTTTCTCCTTTGCCTCTTTCTCGTCCCTCGCCTCCACGTAGACCACCGGCACGTCAGGTATCTTGTAGCCCTCCTTGCGCATCTCCGACAGCACCCTGTTCCTCTGGTGGCCGTCTATGCAGGACGCCGAGCCGTTGTTCTTCCAGATGTATGACGGGAACGAGATTCCGTACTTGAGTATGCTGGCGCGTAGCTTCTTGAAGTCTGCTTCGGCCAGCGTCTTTAGGTCTCCCTGTATCGGGAGAATCTTGTCCAGGTCAAGAGAGTCGGCTGTGCTGCACGTCACCCTGACTGTCTTAGACCCATCAGAATTGCCGTTATTTGGGCCAATTTTGGCTTTTACGGGGGTCTTGCTCCTTGCTTGGGCTTTCATACCTCTCCGTTGTCCTTGTGCAGTGATAGGCGAATTCTCTCCACCTCGGCTATCCCTCTGTGCAGACACTCATCAGGGTCTTTGTACCAGGGACCGGCGGACACGGGAGCGAGTTTGGCATCGAAGTAGGTGCGCAATATCTGCTCGATCTTCTCGTTTGCCACCTTGTCTATCAGGGGCTTGTATTCCGGCTTCACGGTATCGGCAAGTTCTGGTTGACGAAGAACACCCGGGCCTCGGTCCTGCCCAGAAACCCCGGCATTTGCAGGTTGGCCTGTACCTGATACGTTCCGAACCCGTTCAGGTCGCCCGCCGCGGTGATGTACTGGAGAATTCCGTCCGTCCCGTTAGTGTAGAACCCCGCGTCCACCGTTAGCAGCGTTTTGTCCGGCCTCTGGAATATCAGTTGCTTGACGAACGCCCCACTGATGTCTCGCGGCGCCCCGGCCTCGTCGAGGACTTGATAGCGAATATAGGTCTGTACGGCGTCTTGCTGAGGCTGTGGCATCTAATGAATTGTCCCTGTTCCCGGCCGTATGAACATTCCGCTCACTAGGACGATGGTCAAATCATCACGGTCTGAGTGGCACTTGAACATCAGGTTTTCTTGCAGCCCCTTGAACGAGGCCACTATCAGAGATTGTGGTTTCTGGAACGGGCGATTGATTGTCTCTCGCTCAAGTATTCTCAGCGAGTCGGCGTCATTCATGTCGCTTAACTATCACGACTTCCACTGCTTGACCAGACAATTCCTCGCCCTTGATGAGTCTGCCCGTCATGGTGAAGTCCAATACCGCCTTGCCGCGAAGCTCGATCAGGATCACGTCGGGCTGCTTGGTGAGCGCAATGAACTCGGCAAAGTCCAAGCTCCCTGCTGGTACATGAATGACCGTCGGGACAACTATCGCCGGGGCATAGCCGGTGAATACCCCTAGACCCGCCACAGGGGTATTCGCGGGTCCAACTTGGATGATCGGGGGGTCGGAGCTTATCGACAGCGACCCTGCGTCCCGAACTACCGGCGCGCCGAAGGACAGCACAGGCGGCCGTCCGGTCGCCGATAGTGCCCCCGTTGGTGGCGTGATGAATATCGGGGCTGTGGCGATCAGGGGGGCAAAGCCCGTGATGCTTAACTGTCCTTGCCCACAGACCGCGCCGGTATCGGTGGACGGTGGGTAGCCAGTGATATCGAGGCTTCCACGAGGCACCCCGATGGCCTCGCCGGACACCGCGAATATCGTCGGGGTATTCCCTGTCGCCTGTAAGATCCCCGTTGGTGGTGTGATGGCGTAGGACTGACCGGCGTTTGGTGGGTTGCCCGCGACAGTCAAAGGCCCGGCTTGTGGCTGAACGATGAAGTTCCGGACCACCGCCTGGGTCGTGCCCGTCAGAGTCAGGTCGCCCTTGGGCGGCGTGATGAGTCGGGCAGTTATGACGGTCGGTGGAGCGGACGTTAGACCCAGCGTCCCTGCGGGCGGGATGAGGGTGTTCGGCGCTAGCAGGGATGGGGCGTTGCCCGTGGCCGACAACGATCCTGACTGAGTGAACACCATCTCGCTTCGGGCCGGGATCGGGAACTGCGGGACGATGAACAACAGCCCCGTCGGCGGTACGAAGTTGATGGAGGTCGAGACGGTCGGGGCAAACCCCGTTAGCGACAGATCACCTCTGGTACAGGTCGTCCCTATCGCGACAGTTGGTACAAAGCCGGTGATGGCGAGCTGCGCCCTACCGACCGGAAAGTTGAAGCTCGGTGCCCCGATGAATACGTTGGGGGCCGTTCCCGTAGCCGTCAGGGTCCCTCTGGGCGGCGTAATGAAGTACGACCGGTCGGCCTTGGGAGTGTTGCCGGTTATCGACAACGACCCTGCCGGCGGCGTGATGCGGAAATCGGTGACGACTCTCGGGGCTAGGCCAGTGGCGGCGATATTGCCCTTAGGCGGAGTAATCGCCCGATTGACTACCGCCGCACTAGGCGTTGACGCGATCGACAGGGAGCCACGGGGCGGCGATATGGTGAAACCGGTGAAGCTCGACTTCTGGACGACCGGCGGAAAGCCGCTGAAGATCGCCGTGGTATTGGGCTGGGGCTCGGTGACGATGATCGGGTTGCCGTTCTGGTCGACCAGAACGTTCCCGTTCTCGTCCACCAGGTAGTAGACCTTGACGGCCCCGCCGCATGGCGGGGTGATGGCGATGTTGACCCCCGACTTGCCCCCGAAGTTGCCGTAGCGCCTGCCAGGGATAAATCGCGCCGACTGCTGGGTTTTCTTCTTGCCGATGAAGTTAATGACCGCCGAGGATCCAATGCCGGTAATGCTCAACGACCCCTTGGGCGGGGTGATAGTCCGGTCACCAAGGATGCTCTGCTGGACCGACGGCACGAACGTGGAGAAGGCCAGCCCGGGCACCTCAACGTAGACGCCAACGTAGTTACCGCTCCCGTCTACGATGTAGTTCCCCGCGCCGTCCATCAGATAGCGCCACGACCGGCCATCCGCGACCGGCGGGTAAAAGACCTGACCCTGCGCCACCGACGGGGCAAAACCGGTTATGGCAATCGGCCCCCTCTGCGTGGTCGCCGTGATGTTTCCGGCCTTACCCTCGAAGCCGTTTATCTTGTAGACCTTCTGGGGGATGAACCGTGGGCCGAGCTGGGTTCTTCTATTCTGGACCCCCGACCTGATGACCGACGGGGCGTTGCTGACAATGGCTACGCTGCCCCTGGGAACCGTCGTGGCGATCTGAATCAGTGGGGCGTAGCCGGTGACCCCGACCGACCCCAAGGGCGGCCGTCCCACGCTCGCAATGAGCAGGGACGGAGCGATGCCAGTGAGTGTCGCCCCACCCAGAGTGGTAGTGAACAAAACTCCCACCCCTGAGACCGGAGCTGAACCCGTGGCCGACATGCTGCCGACGGACGGCGTGAGGCTCTTGCTCGAACCGGACGCGGTTCCCGCCGCGTTGAGCTGGCCTACCGATGGGGCAAAGATGACGTCTTGGCGCAGGGACGACGTAGTGCCGGTGACGGTCAGGCTTCCGACCGGTGGGCTAATAATGAACCCTGCCGCTGCCGTGACGGTCGGGGCATAACCGGTCAAGGCAAAGTCGCCCTTGGTGGGCGCGATGCTCTTGCTAAGTCCTGACGCGATGCCTGTAGCGGTCAGTGATCCCGCAGGCGGGGTGATAAAGAACTCAAACTTGAGGGACGAGGCTATGCCGCTAGCGGCGAGACTGCCGGATGGTGGGGTTATGAGAAAACCCGCGCCCGTGATTATGGTCGGGACAGCGCCCGACACGGATAAGCTACCGACAGACGGGGTGATTAAGTAGCTGACACCCTGGTTGGGAGCGAAGCCGGTAGCTGTAAGTTGTTCTGCCGGCGGCGATATTAGGGCGCCCTGAAAAATGGTGGGGGCATTCCCTGTGAGGGCCAGCGTTGCCGTAGGAGGCCCCCGGATGATGTTTGCTATAAGCGGGGTAGAGGCGACGGAGATAAAACCCGCGCTCCCTGGCAAGGTAATCATGACTGTTCCTGTTACCGGGACCGCAGCGAACCCGGTCAAGGTAAGCGTCCCTGCGGGCGGGATGATTACGATTCCTTGGGGGACGACAGATGCGACGCCGGTGGCGGCAAGTTGTCCCCGTATCGGGATTACAAAGAACTCAGACTTTAAAGTTGAGGCTATTCCGGCAGCGGTCAGTGTTCCGACAGGTGGGGTGATACCGAAGCTGCCTCCCGATGACTTACCGGCAAACGAACCGTACCTTCTCGATGGCAGAAATCCCGCATTAACTTGAGTGTGGGAGAATGCCCCTTTGGGGTTCCAGACCTCAAGTGTTGGCGCATATCCGGTGAACCTAGCCATCAGTTATCGGGTAGCGGTGTGATTCTGAAGTCCTGAATCATTCCAGGGGCGAGGCCCGTGAACGCCCCAGAGCCCAGGGATGTCGTCTCGCTGACCGACTTGGCCACGCTGATGGCGGGAACCTGGGAGTAGGTCCCGGTGAAGTCGGTCCCGGCGTTCGTCACGCGCAGCCCTATCGAATCGCCGTTGTTCACGTCAGCGCTCCGAATCTGGATGGAGAATTCTACCTCGAAGTTGCCGCTCGCCGCTATGTCGAGGGAGTTACCGCCCGCCGCGCCGTCCACCTCGTCGTAGCCGGTGAGACCTTGGAAGGTTCCCGTACCGCCGGTTAATTGCTGGGTAAGGTTTGCCGCATCGGCCAAGTTGGGAGACGCGGCTGACCGCACGACGCTACTTGACGCGTTGACGTTGGTGGAAGCCCCGCCGTTGTAGGTGTACTCAAGCTGGGCGACTAGGTTGTTGAGGGCAGTCGTTCCGCTGTTCTGCATCAGGAAGCGAACGCGGAACGTCGTGTCAACTAACTGGGTCCAGTTGACGTTCTGGCTAGCCTTCCAGGTGGCGGTGGTCTCGTTGCCGTCATCGTTCCTACCACGAAACCCCGCCTGCCCGATTGTGACAGCCATTTAGATCACGGTCCTGCCTCAATCCCTGCATAAAGACACCCTCCATGTGGATTCAATGTCTTTATGCTTATCACATTCACCGAAATAAGTTTCCCGGATAAATGT